GTCTCCGCGCGTGATTGGATGGAGTCGATCCTGATCGGTGCGGCCGCCGCGGTGGTGGCGCTGCGCTACGGGAAGCAGTTGCTGACCGGCGGCGGCGAGAGCAAGAACGGATGGCGCGGCGAGACGAAGACGATGATCGCCGAGCTCCGGGAGCAAACGAAGGAGATCAGCCGAGGACAAGTAGAACTCGCGAAGTCGCAGGAGCGCATCGCGGTGATACAACAGCGGGCGGAGGAGAACGTCGCGCGGATGGTGGCGGAGGTGGCGCGCGCGCTCGGCGAGTACACGAAGGACGGACGCGCGGCCATCGTCCGCATCGAGCGGATCGAAGAGCAGGTTGACGACATGCACCAGAAGATCGTGAACAACCATGCGTGAGCTGGCTCTCGTGTTCTTCGCCGGCGCGCTGTCGGGCATCCTGGTGATTGGTGGGTTTCGCCGGCGCAACGGCGTGACCAAGAAGGAAAAGCCGTTGGCGCGGTTGATGGCGGCGGTGCTGGAGCCCACCTACTACTGGGCGAATCTCTACGGCATGGACGGCAACCCGAGTCACGCGAAGGTGATGTACGCGATTGGGCTCGTGGTGTTGCTCTCGTTGCTGGGCACGTTCGGCACCGCACAGTTCGCGAGCGGTCTCGGGATGACGTGGCCGTTGGTTGGGGCGATCGTCGTCGTGGGGGCCTATTGCATGGGTCCCAACTCGTTCAATCGCGTCACGCACTTTCTCAAGGGGAAGTTCCCGGAGGCAACGCGTGAGTCCGCGGCGCACCCCATACCACACGACGTGAGCGAGCCGCGACCCGAGCAGATCCCTGACGGAGGGTTAGCTGGATGACGCAACGTGAGATCGCGCTGCAGGTGGCATTTCGCTACCTCGGCCAGTGGTACAAATGGGGGGGCGACGACCCACAGGGGTTTGATTGCTCTGGCTTCATCATCGAGTGTTTCAAGTCCGCGCACATGCTTCCGCGTGAAGGCGACTGGACCGCCGCGAGTCTCGCCGAGTTCTTTCGCGACGCGCCAAAGATCCAGGCCGTCAATATGCTCAAGCCTGGCCACATCGTCTTCTGGGGCAGTCCGCCTCGCTACGTGCACATCGAGATGGTCTATGAGAACTACGGCGGTGGCCGCGTCGTGACGATCGGAGCGAGCGGCGGTGGCAGTCGCACGGTAAACGAGTCGGACGCGATCCGCGATAACGCGTTCATCAAGATTCGCCCGGTCAAACCGGGATGGACACTCGCGCTCGACCCGTTTTAGGAAGTCTGATTTCGTGAACACCCGCCGCAGGACGTGGCGGTCAACTCAAGGAGGAATGGTATGCAAGCACGATTCAAACTGGTCGCGCTGCTGTTCGTGGCCATGGTGATGGTCACCGCCACCGCGTGGGCGCAAGCCGGCGAGCCGGTGACCGGCGACCAAGGACTCAATCTCATCACGCTCGAGATCGTCGCGATCGTGAGCACGCTGCTTATTCAGCTGCTCAAGGCGATCAGCGCAACGGTCGCGAAGCTGGGTGATACCGCGAAGGCGATCATCTTCTTCGGGATCAACGTCGCGATCGCGCCGGTCCTCACGAAGGTCGCGGCCTTTGCCGGGTTGCCGGCGCCGGCCGACCTCTTCTCGATCGACACGGGATTCGTGGTCGGGATCCTGAACGGGTTGCTCGCGATGGGGAACCACGCGGGCGCGAAGGCCCTCGCCGGCGTCCGGCAGAAAGTCTCCGGACCCGCGCCGGTCACGTGAAGCAGCTCGCCCTGATTGGGTGGATCCTCGCGGTCGTGGCTGGGGTCGTCGCGACCCTGGCCATTGCCGCGAATCGATCGATGACGGAGGAGAAGCAGCTCGCGAAAGCAGCAGCGGACTCCGTCATCGCGGTCGCGGACAGCCTCCGCGGTGACATCGCCGCGTACCGGATCCGGGAAGCGGCGCACCTCGAGAAAGAGACGCGCGACTCGGTCACGCGTGACTCGTTGCGGCAGGTGGTGGTAGTGGCCGTCACGGACCGGAACATCGCGCGGGGACGCGCGGCCGAGCTGCTCAACCAGCACAAGGACCACCTGGACGCGGACGCGCGGGCGGTTGTCGCCGCGATGCAGGACGCGCAACGGGCGGACTCGATCGCGCTCGAGGCGTCGCAGGACGAGGCCGAGCAATGTCTGCTGGACCTCGCCGAGGAGCAGACCGAGTGCGCGGTCACGCGCGGTCTGTTGGCGCGGAGCGACACTGTCATCGGGCAGATCCGTGACACGCTGCAGCGCGTGCGCGATGCCCTGCCCGGCCGACCGCTGATCGACCTCGATGGGTTGGGTTGGAACCTGGCCTTCGGCGCCGTCAGCTTCCTCGGCGGCTACATGGCGTGTGAGCTGCGCAACCCACCGGACCAGGTCGCTGCGTTCCGGATGGGGTTGCAGTGGAGCATCCCGCTGCGCCGTTGAGTGTCGCGTACGCGGGTAACCTGGTCGGGAACTGTCACGATTTGTCAATCTTGACAATTGTTGACACTTCCGACCGCTGAACATGGAGGTTCGGACATGAGACGTATCCTACAAATCGTAGCGGTGCTGGCGGTGCTCGCGTTTCCGCTCGCCGCGCAGGACAACCCAGCGAACCTGATTGTCGCGGGAAGCGCGCAGGACGGCCCAACACGGGGCGAGCTGTGGACGCAGCCAAAAACATTCCGGTTCGCCATGCTCGATATCGAGCTGATCGAGGCGGTCACGCCGTTCGGCCACGCCGGGCTCGGCTTCGGCGTGGACCTCGGTGCACGGTTTATTAGCGGGAAAGTGTTTCGGGTTGCTCCCGAGCACGTCAAGGACGTGGGACTGGCGGCGACCCTCGGCTGGGGCCTTGGCCGAGAGTTCCCCTCGTTCTTCCACGCGGCGGACATCGGGGAGGAAGGTCAAGCCGAGTTTGTGTCCGCGAGCTCACAGCGGGTGGACGCGCTGCTCGACTTCGGGGAGCACGTGCTGCCGGCGGTGACGCGTTACGTCAAGGAACGGTGGGGACTCGTTCCCGCGTTTGTCGTGTCGGGCGGGTTCTTGGCACTTGACTATTACCTAATCGACAAACGGGATATTCGGTAAACGGGTGACGCGGGAAGGTCCGGTGACCTCGCGCGCCTCATAAGCGTGTCTCGGTGGGTTCGACCCCCACCTCCCGCAATTACGCGCGTAATTGCTTTTCGCGTGCGGTGTTGTGTAGGTTGATGTTCAACGGTTTCGGACACCGTTTGACCGTGGCGCGGGGAACGACTTCGCGAGCGCGCCAAAAAACGGGACGCCGGCCACGGCGGGGAACTTATTGCAGCTAGTTCACCCCGTGAGGAAAGAACGGTCGAGGAGGTAAGGCACCTCGGCACCCTGGTTCGAAGGCAGGGAAAAGCCCCCGGAACGAATCCCGAGGGCTTGGGCTTCCGTGGCCGGAAGCATGAACCGCAGCTAGTTCGAAGTCAGTATACACTCTTGGCGGTGCGGGCGCTATCCCCTTCCCTGCCTAAGGGTCTGCGCCCGGTACGTGCTCCGGCCACGGCGCCACCTGCGGATCGGTCAGCCACTCTTGGACGCGCTGCGGGATAGGAGAGTCGCCGTCGAGCCAGCGGGCGACGGTGCGACGCTCGCGGAGCAGGACGGTCTCGGCGAACTCGGTGAGCGAGAGCCCCGATTCGGTGATCCGGCGGCGGAGCAGATCTCTCCACTCCACCGCCGTCTGGGGGACCGTCATAGCCGTCCGGCCTTTCGGTCGCAGAGAGCGTAGATGTACGCTTCCCACTGTGCCACGGCGGCACGCCGGGTCGCGAACACGGCGGGGACATGGGGTACGACCCAGCGGCGTCCGAGCTGCTGCACGGGGTAGCCGTCGGAGCCGTACAGTCGCCAGGACATAAGCTCCGATTCCTCTTCTTCGGTGAGATGTGGGGTCGTCATCGGTCTAGGTACTCCTGGTACGCGACCTCCTCCTCGTCATCCTCGTTGCGCAGGTCTCGCCAGTCGATCTCCGGGTCCCACTGCCACCCTACGTACAGGTCGTGCAGGTCGACGAGTGCCTGCCTGACGGTCACCTCCCGGCCCTCGATGGGGTACTCTCGTCTTCCGTCGGCCAGCAGTGCCACGACTGTCGTTCCGTCGTGGACGATCTGCACCGTCTCGTCGTCCGTCCGCAGTGTGCCGAGTATCGTGGTAGTCATGTCGAGTTCCTTCCCTCGTTTGGCCGGGCGGGATTGCCCGTGCGTCTGTGGGGTCGTCATTCGACCGGCTCCATTTCCGGGTCATCCGAGCCCACGAAGATGTAGGTGACGGTGTTGGTCGGGTACGACTCGGCGACTCGGACCCACTCGATACCGACGTCAGCTAGACGGTCGGCGATGCGGGGGACCCACTCGTCGGCACCGATGGCTCCAGGGTGCGGCAGTCCGGTCGTCTGCATGATGGTCGCGATAGGGTCGTCCACGGCTACCAGATCGAGGAGTGTCTCGGGGTCGATCTCGACCTCAGCACGCCACAGGGACCGACCGCCATACCCGGGGTTACGCAGGTAGGCCTCAGCCGCCTCACGCGACAAGGCGAACGATGCACACCCCACGATGATATCGTCATCGGTGGCGCGGTAGAGGGTCAGCCGGTCGGTCATGTCATCTCCTCGTTGGCCGGGCGGGATTGCCCGTGCCGTACCTATATAGTAGTCACCTGAGCGACATATGTCCACCCGATGAGGCCCCGAAAGTCGTGGTTTGTTACAATCGGCTGACGCCTAGCGAGGTGGACATATGTCCCCTACCCCTACCATTCGGACGGGTCCGATCGCCGATCCTGGGGGATTCTCAGCGTCCGGTTTTCCCGAAGGGCTCCCGAAAACGCTCCCCTGGCCGACGTGCTCGAGACCCAGGGCCAGCGACTCCTGGACCTCGCCCGGGAGCTCGCCGACGGTCAGTAGCCGTACGCGACGTAGATCGCGAGACCTAACGCCACGAGTGCGAGTACGATCCCCAGAGCAAAACTGCCGCTCATGGTGCCGGCCACGATTGCCCCACCGACCCCGAATAGGCCTAGGGCGTTGCCTAGGTCGTTCCTGAGTTTTGATCGTTGACGTCCCGTCTTCACTGCCTCGTCGCTGCCGGCGGCGGGTCGGCTCAGGAGGTCTACGTGTAGTGGACGGCCGCACTCGATACAGCTGGTGGCGTGGTCGGAGACCTGCTTGCCGCAGTCGGGGCAGTCGATGAGTGGCATTAGAGTCCTCCTGTTAAGGACGTTCGAATGGTGACATCTGTATCAACCGTTTGTTGGCTGGAGGGTCGACTGGGTTTTCAACCTTGAGGGCTGTGAAACTCGGCGGAGGGTCTCGCGGAGGAAGTCCCCATGCGAGCCAGCCCGGGTGGATCTCCAACACGGCCGCAATGGCGGGAACAATATCCATCCCTGGCAGGTCAGGCTTCTGCTCGTGCATCCAGCGACCGACTGAAGCACCGGTCACTCCCCGGTAACCGGGAACGGCAGAGATTCGCCGGGCAAACTCCTCTTTCGAAAGTGGGCCGTGCTTCGTTAGATCGCCGAACGCGTCCAGCAACCTGCTGCGGAACGCCCACGTGTATGCGGTAGGCTTCCTACGTCCCACGTCGAACTCCAACCAAAAACCTTGACATTCTACGTACCACGTTAGTATCTTCGGCGCTACGTTAGTTGCACCAGTGCTACACACTCTCTACACAGAGTAGCTCAGGAAGATACGAGCCGTGAAGGAACTCAACAAGACATATAGGGTTGGCGTCGGGTTCACTCCCCAGGAGGGGGACCGGATTCAGGAGGCGCTCCGGCTCGTGCAGTTGGACCGCGGGAAACGGCTCTCCGCCTCCGAGCTCATCGCCGAGCTTGCGATGCCGGCTATCGATGACATCCTCGCACGACTCGGGTCCCCGGTCGGCTCGTGACCACCGCACAGGAGCAACGGGTGACCGCCCTCGAGCCCAAAGACGACCAGATAGTGCTCGACCGACGCAGCGCTCTCCGGCTCCTCGTCCGGATGCCGCGGTCCAAGGTCCTGCACTCGGCCGAGATGCGGCTGGCAAACGGAGGCACCATCCGCGCGCCGGTCACGCACTGCTCGAAGATGGTCCCGCTCCGATCGGAGCAGCTCGAGTACTCGCCTGCACTGAATGATCAGATCTGCAGGGTGTGCCGACGCACGCACGGGTTCCGTCGGATGCTCGCGGCACGAGCGCAGAGGGAACGCTCATGATCAAATACTTCTGCGACCGGTGCGGTAAGGGGGCGCCGCTCAACACGATCAACAACGTCAAGATTTCCAAGGGATCGAGTGACGTCGAGCATATGGACCTGGATACCGTCGTGGACAAGAACGTCTGTCCGGCGTGTTGCCGTGCGATCGCGGGCGTGCTGTACGAAGGATCCGCGGATGCGTCCCCCAGCCCTGGTTCTTCTCCCTCGGGTGGTGCGTCGTGATGCTGGTCATTCTCGACTGGCTCGGTCGCGCGCTCCTTTTGGTGGGCGGTATCGGACTCATCGCGATACTGGCGAAGCGGGAGCGGGAGAAGTGGACGAGTGTCCCCCCCGCTGCTGAACCTGAGGTGACCTTTCGGCCCTACGTGGATCCGATCGCCGTCGACGAATCCGAGTGGCCACTGCGGCTCGGCTGGGGGAGGTTGCCCGACGGGACGCTCCGCCTCGTTTCCTACCGGTCTCCGCATCCCCTTGGCGACAGCGTTACCCGCGTAACCCTCGACGAGCTGATGTCATGACGGCATTCGCGGACTGCTCGCACGAGCACGACGGACGTCCGGCGTGGATCGGGGAGATCACGGTACTGCCGCATGGGGCGACGATGCAGACCCGACGGTGTCCGTTGTGCGACCGGACGGAAGAACGGATTGCCGACATGTGGGTGTGGGTTCCGGAGAGCATTCCGTACGAGGAGGATGCGTGACGCCCTGGTGGGTGGAGTTCACCGACGGGACCTCCGCTTGTTGTGAGGGCAGCAACATGGTTGCGGCGAGGAATCGTGCGGCAGTCATAACGGGCAAAAGGGTTGAGAGTGTTGACAGGCTTCCCTACCCCGCTGTCCCGATCATTTGGCAGCATGAGAATGAGCACGGGAAGTGCCCCGCGTTTTGTTACACGCCGAAAGAGTGTAAAGGGTGTCACGCGTGTCCCAAGCGTCGCGCATGTGACGACTGATGGGGATAACCACTGTGATGGAACACCTTCTGATCTGGTCCGCGATCGTCATCGTCTCGGCCATCGCGCTCGTCGGCATGATCGTGGTGGGTGCTACGCTGTTGCAGGCCTGGTCGGACTGGCTTGAGCGGGAGGAACGCGAGTGACCCCGGACGATGCAACACGGAGAGACGATACGTTGCTGCGTCTCATTCAGGAAGTGAGCGAGCTCGCGCTCGTCGTGCGAGAGGTGCACGTGCGCCTCCTGGAGTTAGAGGGTACGCGCGTAACGATGGAGCGGCAGTTGCATGCGCGGGTAAGCGAAGCCATCGAGAAGATGGAGCGCGAGTTCTGGCGTCAATCCGATATAGCGCGGGAACAGATCGCGCGACTAACAGGGCCTCCACGTGTGGAGGATGGGACCAGTTCGAGGGGCTTGGGATGTTCACCCTCTTCAGACGTGACCCATGCGGAGCCGGTAAACTGGGCAACGGCTCCGCCCCAGGAGCGGTAGGATATGAGCGGCATCGTCTGGTTGGTGTGGGCTGGGAAGTACCAGCACGAGGAGGAACGTGGCTCGTTCCTCGGTTCGGTGGTTGCGCCCGACATGTGGAAAGCGCGGTTCCGGGCGCGGCAGACGTTCGGCGGGCATGTCCACCTCATCGTGCAGTCCAAGGTGAGTCACTACGTCGAGCGACGCGAGAAGCACGCCGAACAACGCGAGAAAGAACGCGCCGAGAAGCGCACACGAGGAGTCTCATGAGTACGACGGATTTGGTGCCGGCCAACGAAGTGATGGTGCGACCGGTGATGACGGTCGATCAGGCATACGAGCAGGTCATGATCCTCCGGGACTACCGTAGTCGGGTACTCCGTGAGGGTGTGGACTATGGGAAAATCCCGGGCGTTGACAAGCCGTCGCTCTGGGACAGTGGAGCGCAGAAGATTGCGAATCTCTTTGGCCTCGGCATACGGCACGAGTTGGCGAACAAGATCGAGGATTGGGCGAAGGGGTTCTTCCACTACCACTACCGGGCGGTGCTGTATCGTCTCGGTGACGGACGTGAGATCGCCAACGCGGAAGGCTCGTGCAACTCGATGGAAGAGAAGTATCGCTATCGGTGGTACCCCGAGTGGGACTGGGAGAAGATTCCAGAGGACGAACGGCCCCCGGTGGCAGACACGCAGTTGCGCGGGAAACGCGGCGCGAAGAAGTACACGTTCTACGCAGTCGAGCGTCCGGCGTTCGGTCAGGTGAACACGATTTGTAAGATGGCGCAGAAGCGGGCGCGCGTCGGTGCCGTTCTCGTTGGGACGCGAGCCAGCGAAGATTTCACGCAGGATGTTGAGGATGCGCCGCCGGATGACGGGGCGTCATATGAGGACGTCACGACACAACCCAAACAGTCGGACACGCCAGACGCGCAGCCAGACCTTCCCACGTCAGCGCAGATCGAGTTCTTCCAACGCCTGATCAAGAGTCATCATGTGAGCGACACGGACCGTGAGAAAGCGCAGCGGTGGCTCGAGCAGACGGCGACGAAGCAGTCGCTCACGGAGCGGATCGACAAACTCAAGACGTACATCGAAGAACGGAACGTCGAGGAGAAGGCAGCAAAGGCGGCAGCGGAAGAAACGCCGTCCGAGGGCGAAGCTGCTCCCGCCGATGACGTGCTGCGAGAACTACGGAAGCAGGAGCTCGGGGTGGAAGTCGACGAGATGTTGGAGAGCGAGCCGGCCGACTTGTCCGCGAAAGAGCAACTGACCTTCGAGAACTGCCGTCGTTTGTGGACTGGATTCACGAGGGACGTGCAGACATTCGAGACGATGGACTTGTCGTCCGTGGAGAGCGTCCACAAGCAGCTCAAGGCGGTGATGCAACGCGCGAAGCGGAAAGGCAAGGAGGGATGACCTGTCCCAACGCTCCGGTCTGTCACTGGCGCGATATCCCCGCCGAGCCGTGCTACCTAGATCGCCGTCCACCGAGGCGCTGTGTCTGTTACCGGCAAGAGGGAACGCACCATACTAACCACAGATGCGTAGCCTGCGGCCAACAGTGGAGCGACGAGAGCCCGCCGCCCGTGATGCTGTACGACGACATCTACACCGGCGAGGAACGTCAGGACATGGGCGCCGACCCCAAGAAAGAGGAGACATGAGCGCCACGATTGAGTACACCGGCACACTCAAAGGAGGTATAACCATGAACGATGCCACCAGAGCCCAGGTCCGCCGAGAACTTGATGCGATCGGCGTGGTCAGAGTAAAGCGCGGGATGATCGCGTTCGAGCATCGAGAGGATGCATTAAAGCTCAGGCTGTGCCCGGCGTGTCACAGCACAGCCTGCTGCTTCCTCGCACATGCGACCGGCGCCGTTTGCGCTACTGTAGGGCGTATCGGGTACGAGCAGGGCTCGGCAGTCGAGAATGCCTTCGAAGAGTGGGAGCATAAGGGCTTCTTGAAGGGCTCCCGTGCCGAGCTCTACCAGGAGATCGTAGCATGGCTGGCCGAGCACGGCACCGCGCAGGAACCGGCAGTCAGCGCTACGACCCTCGACGTTGCAGGCTAGTCGTGATGAACCACACCGCTCTACTGAATCTCCCTGGCGTGTCTGTGACGCCGACGGGTCTCCGCTTCGCGCCCCGTGTCCAACTGTCCTTCCCTGAATGGGAGAGTGCGTGCCAGACGATTACCCGCGTACGGGAAGTTGGGCACTGGGCGCTCGGAGATCTGTTGACGCAAGGCAACGCGTGGTTTGGCGAAGAGTATCTCGGTGCCGACTTCGGGCTGAACCTCTCTCCCGAGACGCTAAAACAAGTGCAGTGGGTTTCGGAGCGCGTCGCTCCGGAGCGGCGTCGCGAAACGCTATCGTGGTCACATCACCGCTGCGTGGCCGGGAAAGAGCCCGACGAGCAAGACGAGTGGCTCGATCGCGCGGAGCAGAACGATTGGAGTAGCCGCGAGCTCGCGATGTACATGAAGGCGTTGGAGCCTGGGAAGGAACAGGACGACGACGGGAAACAGGTGTCGTTTACGGCGCACGGGACATCGAAGAAGGCGGTGGCGCTGCTCGAGGAAGCGGTAACTAAGAGGTACTTGCACCACACCGTCGAGTGCGTGGGGTTGGACGAGGGCGACCTCGTGCCTGGACGGGACGCCGTCGAGTGCGCGTGCGGCTTTGTTGTGTGGTCAGAGAAACTGAACGAGGTAATTGGAGAGCCGGAAGCGGAGACAGAGGAGTGAGCGACCGCCTTTGTAATTTCTGTCAGTGGAAAGCGATGAAGCGCGAGCGCAAAGGCTACCGCATCGCGAAGGCTGCCGAACGTCGTGAGCTGTGGGATAACGGCGGGCCGTACTCCGGTCAAGGTACCGTGATCGTGGATCGCGCCGGCGCGTTTGTCTGTTGGTTTATGCGGCTGCCCGAACACTGCGAGTGCTGACGTGAAGCGTTCGCCGATGCGCCGACGTGTGCAGTCTCCGAAGCTCAGTGCGGAGGACGCCGCGTTCCGCCTGTGGATTCAAAGCCAGCCGTGTTTGGTGTGCGGGAAGGCCGCGCCGTCCGAGTTCGCGCACGTGCGTCACCGCGGGATGGGCGGGAAAGACGTGCCGTGGGTAGGGAACGGTGTGCCGTTGTGTGCGTTCGGGCATCACGCGGAGCAACACGCGCTCGGCGTATTGAGTTGGCAACGGAAACATGGTGTGGACCTGGAAGAGGAGGCCGAGCGGTACGCCATTCTATGGCGACGTGAACGTCTCCAGGGAGAGTACGTGCGTAATGGGTGACTCCATCACGAGGGGGTTTGACGAGAAGCGAGCCAGAGCCGAGCTGGAGGCGACGAAGAACTGCTCTTGCCACTGCTGTCGGGACCTGCGCGATCGATCAGAGATGATCCGGCTGTTGAACAAGTGGCTGGATTGGTACGAGGCGGAGAACTGGAGTGCCAGTAGTTCCGCGCCGGCCGCGGAGACAAAAAAGCATCTCGGGATTGCCCGGCCGGCCCTGTGGGACGGTTTCGTGGAGGGACGATAGGGGCATGTACGTCAAACTCTTCAGCAGCATTCTCTCGTCATCGATCTGGTCGGAGGCTGTCGGTACCCGGATTGCCTGGATAACGATGCTAGCCCTTGCCGACAGGGATGGGTTCGTCCGCGGCGCGCCAAGCGGGTTGGCTCGTCAGGCTAACATCTCCCTGGCAGACTGCCAGCGTGCGCTCAAGGTACTCGAATCGCCGGACCTGGAGAGCCAGAGTCAGGAGTATGGAGGTCGACGTATCGAGACGATGGAGGGCGGCTGGTTGATCCTCAACTACGCGAAGTATCGGGAGTTGCGTGACCCAGAGCAGCGACGCGAGTACATGCGCGACTACATGAGGAAGCGGCGTAAACAGTCCGTTAACTCTGTTAGCAAAAGTGAACACATAGCAGAAGCAGAGGCAGATACAGATAGTAGTCCTAGTAGAGATCTAGATATTGAGAATTCAGTCAGCCTGGAGACATCCCAATTGGGTGTCGACGGCCGAAAATCCAACGCACTCGTATGCATCGGGGGCCAACCGTCGACACCCCGTGTGTCGGAGGGAGAGGCGCTGGAGTATCTCCGCGAGATGGTGTTCGCCTATTGGCGAGCAAAGCTCTACGCGGGGAATTCACGACTCGGGTGGACGACACAGCGACGCCAGAAGATTGACGCCCGGCTCGCGTTCTACAACTTGGACCCCAACGCATGCTTGTATGCCATCTACGAGACGAGCAAAGACCCGCACCGCATGGGCGAGAACGACAGGAATCGACCGTTCAAGGATCTCCCGTCAATCTTCGTGAACGATTCGGTGTGTGACGAGCTCGCGAATCGAAACGCGCATTACGCCGCGGGGAAGCCCCACCCGTTCATCGAAAAGTACGTGGCGAAGTACCCACCGCCGGGAGTTGACGGATGACGCATTGGCGGCACGTCACGAGCAACGGGGACCGTGGACATCCGAGCTTACCGCGCACGTGGAAGCAGTGGCTGCCGGCGACACGGGACGAGAAGATGCCACAGGGACGGCAGTGCGCGGTCTGTGGTGCGGAGCCCGTCGAGTACAACTCGCGAGGGGAGCACTCGCAGCGGTTGCATCGGACGCACGATGAGGCGGAGCACACGCGGTGGAGAGTGTGGACCGCCGAACGGTTCGCAGGTGGGGACGATGACACGGCCATCCCGCCACCGGTCACGATACGGGCGGACGTGGACGAGGTTCCAGCGCCGGTTGGGGAGCCCGGGTTGTTCGACGACGATTCGGACCTCCCGTTCTGATGGAGTGCGTCATCCTGTTCATCCTGGAGATGGGGGTTCGATGACCGTCGCTCGTCTTCTCTGCGGTGACGCGCTCGTGGTGTTGCGTGGACTTGAGTCCGATAGTGTGCGGTGCTGCGTAACCAGTCCTCCGTACTGGGGGTTGCGCGACTATGGCACCGAGGGCCAGATCGGTCTCGAGCGCACGCCAGAGGAGTACGTCGCCAAGTTGGTGGCAGTGTTTCGCGAGGTCAGACGGATGCTGACGTCTGACGGCACGCTGTGGTTGAACGTGGGAGACTCGTACGCTAACGACGGGAAGTGGGGTGGCTCAACGGGCGGTCTGCACGCCTTGGCACTTCACGGAGCGAGTGTTGGACGTGGGAAGCGCCACACCGGACTCAAACCAAAGGACCTCGTTGGCATCCCGTGGATGGTGGCGTTCGCGCTCCGCGCCGATGGCTGGTGGTTGCGCTGCCCGATCATCTGGCACAAACCAAACGGGATGCCGGGTAGTCAGAAGGATCGCCCGACACTCAACTACGAGTACGTGTTTATCCTGAGCAAGAGTGCATCCTACTACTACGACCACGAGGCGATCGCCGAACCAGTTACCTATGGGGACCATCCGAGGAACGGCGTCCCGGGCCCCGACGTCCAGTCCCCCGGCCAAGTCAAACAGAGCGGCATCACGAAACGCCGACGCAGCGGCAACAAAGAGCGCGTGTTGGGGCCCGGGCGAACGCGACCGGATAGCCATTTCGGGGGCTCGGTGCCGTGGGAGGACAAGAACGGTAAGCGTACAGCCCGCGCCGTCTGGACGATTCCCGTCCAACCCTATGTCGGCGCTCACTTCGCTGCGATGCCGGAGGCGTTGGCGCGGCCGTGCATTCTGGCCGGCTCTGCTGTTGGGGACACAGTCCTCGACCCGTTCGGTGGAAGTGGAACAGTGGCGCAGGTCGCTACGGGGAACGGTCGGAGTGCTATTCACGTCGACCTAAACCCGCAATACATCGAGATGGCCCGTCAGAGAGTTGGCCCTATCCTGTGCGCGGAAGGCGTCCGATGACACACCGATGTCCAGAGTGCGGAGCCGAGTGCGATTGTGATGTGGCTGTCCTTCAGGCGTTCGGAGAAGAAGTGACCTACTGTGCTCACGAGTGCGAGCCCGACCCAGCCGACTTCCCCGAGATCGAGGAGGAGTAGCGTGACCACGACACGAGTACCGATAGCGGTCGGTGACTGTGAGGAGGAGGCTCAACTCCGCTGGGTCGAGGGGGAAGAGTTCCCGTGCGGGCTGATGGTCCACCGCGCCCGGTGGGACACTGACGGGTGGGTCGTCTCACACCACAGTGGGTACGCCATAGTCCGCGACATTCCGAGTTACGACGCTGCTATCAAGGTGATGCGGAGAATCGAGCACCTGACCGACTGGACGCGGACGCGGGACGAGTTGCGCACGGAGGCGAACCTCAAAGACCGGATCGCTGCCTCGTGACCGACCTACGGATCCCCTGTCTCTTGGCTGGCCTGTCCCTGGTCCTGGCCTTCCGACTTGGTGCGGATCACCAGCGTCGGCTCGATCGAGCGAGCATCCAGGCGGCAGCGGACCAGGTCCGCGAGATGATGGCAGCGATGGAGGAAGCCCGCGAGCTGTTGGCGTCGACCACGCGGGAGTACCGGACCTATAGCGAGGCGCGGTAAGGTGGCGCTCTGGAAGTTCCGGGCGCGAAACCACCCGCAGCAGGTGGCCACTCGTGGGGCGTTACACGACGTCGACGATCGTGAGACGGACCCGGTGTTCTTTGGGATGCTTCACGAGCGGTTCTACTTCACGCTCGATGTGGCGGCGAGTGCGCACAACGCGAAGTGTGCAAGGTTCTTCGACGCGGTCGTTGATGGACTGAAGCAACCGTGGGCTGGAGAACGAGTGTGGTGCAACCCGCCTTACTCACTGATCGAACCGTGGGTCGTCAAGGCCTGGGATGAGCACAAACGAGGCGCCGAGTTGATCGTCATGCTGCTGCCTAACAACCGCTGTGAGCAGAAATGGTGGCAACGGTACGTGGAACCTGTACGTGACCGTGACGGAGGGAACTTCCGGGTCGAGTTCTTGCCCGGCAGGCCCCGATTCATCAGGGTCGGGAGCGAAGGTATCGGACCAAACGAACGTCCGCCGTTCGGGCTGGTGCTCTTGGTGTGGACCTACAGCGAGGCGGTGACGCGGTGAGCGACGAGAAGACGTGGATCAAGTTCGTACTGGTCGAAACGAGCCCGAGCGGGAAAACGCAAAGGTGGGAGGTGCGCACCATTGAAGGAGGCGCGCTCCTTGGGGTCGTTCGGTGGTACACCCCGTGGCGGAAGTACGCGCTCTTTACAGGTCCGGCAGTGTTCGAGGAGGACTGTTTGCGGGTGATTGCCCGGTTCATCGCGGCGGAAACGAGACACCGCCGTGAGGCGAGACGAGACAAACACGAGGCGGTGACACAGTGAGCAAGGACAGGACGACAGCGTACCTCGGCACGGTGCAGATCGTACGCAACGAGGGACGAGATCCGGACTACCCGATCGACGTGTCGCTGTACGTGTCCACGGGAGACGATGGGACAACCACGCTCGAGTTTGCGAGCCTCGACGGTGATGTCGTGTGCGTGCTACCGGCGTATGTTGCTCACTTCCTCAAGGCGAGCTTGTAGTGGGGGCGGTTTACCGTTTGTCAATTGTGGGTTCTCCGCCCCGAACGAAAAAGACGTCCAACGAGTTGATGCTCTTGATGAGGTCGGCTGATATCCGCGCGTGGCTGATCGGACTGGTGCGCAAGTCGGCGCCGTTGACGCAGCGTGACGTGTTGAATCGGGTGAAGGTGCAGCCGAGCTCGAACTATCGGCAGTGGGTGCGCAAGGCGGTGGTGCAATGGCAGGGAGAACGGCCGCAGATGCCGATCACGGAGCCGGTGCACGTGAAGGCGTTGATTTACCGCGAGCGTGCCGTAGGGGACGTGCACGGGTTTCACCAGGCCATCGGGGACTACCTCGAGGCAAAGGGCATTCTGAAGAACGATTCGTTGATTGATAACTGGGACGGGACGCGGCGGTTGAAAGACCCGGCGCGGCCGCGAGTGGAAGTCGAGATCACACCGATCACCGGAGCAGCGAAAGAAGACGCGAAAAACGTGGCGGGGGTCAGCAACCATGAACCCTAAACGCGGAGAGTTGTTGTTAGTGGACACGACAAATAGCGCGGAAGGACTGACCCCCGCCGAGTTCTTTACGCGCGTAACCGTGGAGATGGAGGGGTGAGAGGCGCCCAGGTCTTGAAGCTCGAGCCTCCTTCTCACCCCGGTCGGCTGCTCACCGCGAAGGAAGTCGCTCAGGGTCCCTTTTCCGGGAAGGTCAGCGCGCGGTGGGTCAAGGAGAACCTCCGAGCGGGACGCTGGCAGATGGGACACCGAAAGGTGGTCTGGTCGGAGACCGACGTGTTACGTTGGATCGCCCAGCAGATTGAGGCGCAGACATGACTCCCGAACGGCTCCGAGGATCCAAGAACTACCGGTTCGATCGCCAGGTCGAGGGCGTCGGCCGAATCCGTCGCAGTGCGGGCACGGACGACCCCAAAGAGTTCCACCGTCGTGATGCCGTTCTCACCAAGTTGATCGAAGCCGGCGCGCTCGAGACGCTCCGACTGTTCAAGGCCGGGCAGCTCTCCACGCGCGACCTGGTCGACGCCGACCGCAACGGTCGACTGCTGCAGGCGGCGGACCGGTTGCGTTTGCACCGCTCGTTGCGGGACGAGGTCAATCGATGGCTCCCGTACAGTGCGGCCGCGAAGCAGAGTCGGCGCCGGTACGAGGTGTCGTGGGACCGGTTGTTCAGGGTCGCGAAGAAGCATCGGCTCTTGAGCTCGGCCGCGTCCGTCGGCGAGTTGTCACGCGTCGAGTTCGCTCGCCTCTCGAGGTTGTGGGATGCGGGTCCGGCCGACTGGAACCGGACGCGCGCGGCGGTGTCGGCGTTCCTCACCGCGTACCTCGGTCACCTGCACCATCCGTTCCGTCTGCAGGTGATGCGGTTGTTCAGGGCACTGCGCGAGCCGCCAGCTCGCCAGCCGCGGCTGCGACCGAAGCAGTTCTGGACGCTGATTCAAAGGGCCGAGCCTCGGGTACGTGCGTCGTACGTGGCGATGGCTGTGCTCGGGTGTGGACCCGACGAGTATCTCCGGATCCGGCGCGAGGACCTCGACCGGGAGCAGCTCGAGGTGCACGTGCCGGGGACGAAGACGCGACAACGTGACCGCTACGTCAGTGTGTCACCGGATCTGTGGGCGTGGATCGATCGCGCGGTGCCGAGTCCGCTGGCGTATCGCTGGCTGAACACGTGGTTCAAGCGCGCGGCCGAGCAGGCGGACTTCCCGGGGCTCCGGATGTACGACCTGCGACACCTCAGCGCGCAGTACGCCGGTGACTTCGGCGCGACCGATCGGGACCTCACGATTCACATGGGGCACTCACGGGTCGATCAGAGTCACCAGTACTCGGCGCGGCGGACGGCGCGGAAGGTGGCGGCTGCGGTGGGCCAAGCGTTGGTGGCGGACATGCCGGAGGGTCTCAGCGCGTGAGTTGTCGGGTCCCCCTGGTTCTCCCCCTGGCGGCCGGGGTTTGCTATATTGACGGGAGTCAGCGAGGCGGAACGTAAGGTGATGAAACAGGCGGGACTTAGCGACAGTAGCGGAGGAGGGATTCGAACCCCCGACACGCGGATTATGATTCCCTTCCGGGATCACACGCAAAGCCCCGCATATAGACGCCGATCTCCGTCCAGTTGCTCCATTCACCCTCATTCCAACGCTCTCGTCCCCCTGGTTCTCCCCCTGGTGCTGGCGGTCTGAGGCGGTCATCCGTGGACCGCGCCGAACACCAGTTCGCTCGGAGGAGGGGTGACACCTGCGTGGGTGCATCTGAGGCGTATCGTTTCGTTGTCACCTGCGCTTGTCGGTTTTCGCCGTACTCGCCCCCACTCCAGCTGTACCCGGAGGCAGTAAAACGGCTGAAGGGGCTAGGTGGGTTAGGCACGTGGCGCTGTAGGCGGTGTAAGCGTATTGTAGAGGTAAGTGAGGCGGACTTGGTCTCAACGGTCGAGGTCACGTAGAGTGGCGAAGGCCCAAGGAGGAACGATGGCGGGAACTAAGGTAGTAAATGTGGACGGCAGAACCTATGAGGTTCAGGTTCGCCGTGACGGTACGTGTAAAGACGATACCGTCATTCGTGATGTGGTAATCACAAAGGTTGGAGACGGCATTTCTGCAACAGTGAAGTTTGATGCGACGGATGTAACGGAAGGCCGCGTCGTGTGGGATCTAAGAATTGAGTCATAGCCAGGTCGAGTGGAGTGGACCGCCCATTTCGTCGAGCCGCTGGGGCCGTAGGTCGAGGTCACGTAGAGTGGCAGGAGGATAGAGGAAGAGGAATGACGGCGGGAACCGGGATAGTTTACGTGGTGCTTTGGCAAGATCGCCACACCGATACGACGGTCCACGTTTTCACTGACCGAGATGAAGCCTCGTCCTGGGCGCTGCAATGTGCCCAGGACGAGGCTTCACGGGCTGCACATCGGCAAGTAACCGAAGAACACACAGAAGGTGAAGTCATAGCTTTCTGTTACTCCCCGGAGGGAGATCGTCTCCGCGTTTTCGCCGTTCAGGTGGATCAACGGGCTTAGTCTTTTTGTAGTCTGACAAACCCGAAGTCAAGGTCGAAGTCGCCGTAGAGCGGCAAAGGCCCTGTGTTCTCGGAGGAGGAGAACGTGGGGCCTTTTTCTTTTGGTACGATTGAATGAGCTGTGGCTGTGCCGCACGAATGCGGGAGCACATCCTCCCCTTCTACGGATTCACGTTGGTTGGGGATACGTGGGTCAACCCCGAGTTTTCGATCGAGGAACTCCGGTCCATCCCAGACGCCGACGTTGAGCGTCATCACACCCGGTTAACAGGCAAACTCATGCTGGAGCATGGCAAGACATTCGTGATAGAATTGGTGGGCGATGGCAGCAGGTAACACGCTCCGCGTCTTTCGGGCACAGGACCGACAGCCGGGCACGTTGTCCACGGCGCAGTTCGCGAAGCGGAACGGTCACCCGGTGCTCTTGTTCGACAAGACCACAGACGAGAGTGCTGCTTTTGCCAGTACACTACCGACGCATTACAGCGGGCGCGGGCTCAACGTCTTCATTGTCTGGAGTGCTACTGCTGTCACGACTGGAGATGTGGTGTGGACGGCGGCCATCGAAGCACATCACGATGACTCGGTCGATCTCGACTCGGATCACTTCGCGACGGCACTCTCAGCAACGGGGACAACCGCCAGCGCGTCCGGTAACTTGAAGTACACGCGGATTGACTTGGCTCCTGGTGCAGAGATGGATTCGCTCCTGGCGGGGGAGAGTTTGCGACTGCTCGTCACCCGCGACGCGAACAACGTTGCCGACACGCTCGATAACGACGCGGAAGTGCATCGTGTTGAAATACGGGAGAGCCTTGTGTTGGTGCTTGCAGGTGGAGGAGGTGAAGAGGAAAGCACGACCCGCGATCCGTTGCAGTGGCCGTTTGCGGCGACCAGCATTTGGAACATGCCAATTGGCAGTAACGCTGATTATCAACCGGCCGGTCCGGACGGAGTTGGTGATTTACCTGCTGTCCCGGGCTCACCTCCTAACGTGTGGGCAAGCCTGCCATTCGCCGACAATGAGAAGATTGTCCTGAAGCCGACTGCCCCACTCGCTAACCTCATGTTTAGCGGTGCGGGTTGGTCGGGCGCCAACCGTTGCGCGGCCACCGGCGGGCTGCTGGCGCAGGTCCCTATCCCAGATGCCTACGTGGTTCCGCACTCGAACACGAACAACTCCGCTACGTTTTTGCTCGCTGACGGCCGTACTCTACTAGAAGCGCAGCCTCTTGCACGTTGTACCGCCGCAGGAATTGCGACGGCTGTCGTGGCGGTGGCACCTCACGATCTGTACGGTGCTGGGGCCAATGGAACTCACGGGGGCTCAGGATTGTCGGCGTTCGGAGGCACACTTCGACTTGGGGAGTTGCGTCCTGGGAGTCAGGGGCCCAGACACGCCCTCAAGTTAGAGATGTACAGCAGGCAACTGCTGTACAAAGCGACCACCTTTGCGGAGGCCTTTCGCTGGCCTGCGACTCGTGCGGATTCGTATGCCGTAGGTTGGTACGGCACAATTGGCGACAACACGAATACCGCCATGAAGATGGGCGCGTTGCTTGCGATTCCAACATCCACTGACATCACTGCTTTGGGGCTCGAAACCGAGCCGGCAATGCAAATCGCGTGGACACTCCAAAATTATGGCGCGTATCTCGTAGATGACGCTTTCTGCGAGTGTTTAAACGTGTGTGTAGAAGATGGAGCTGACGGGTCATTCCCGGACCAGTTCCTATCGGACTATGGGTTTGCGTTCAACGCACGTCCTGTACATGACACAGCATGGACCCGTGATTGGCAGCGACTGATCCCAGAACTCATGGTGGTAGATAACAACGCCTCCGATAACATTGGCGGTGGTGGAACACCGCTTCAACCGCTAGCGCCGCCCTTCGAGTAAGGAGACACAAGTGGCAGCAGGGAACGAACTGCTCAGTTTTCGCGCTGACGAGTACCAACCCGGAGTAGCGTCTCCGGCTACGTACGACCGGCGCAACGATCACGGCGTGCTGGACTTCGACGCTGCCACGGACGAGAACGCCGTGTTCGGGGGCGTCCTCCCAACGCACTACGCGGGCAATGGTCTTACGGTGACGCTGGTATGGAGCGCGACGACCGCAACGACGGGCGACGTCGTGTGGAATGTTGCGATCGAAGCTCACCCGGACGACGCCTTTGATCTTGACGCCGACGGGTTCGCGGCTGCCAACGCGGCTACGGCTACAGCGCCAAGTGCGTCTGGCGAGGTGCAGTACACCGACATCACGTTTACGGACGGTGCCGACATGGATTCGCTCGCAGCCGGTGAAAGTTTCCGGCTGAAGGTGACACGTGATGCCAACCACGCGTCCGACACGATGGCAGGTGACGCCGAGTTGCACAAGGTCATCGTGAAGGAGACCTGATGGCGTTTGCGAGTGGAACTATTGTTTGGGCTGATGGCAGTGCTCTCACACAGGCAATAGAATCGTGGGACGAGGGGCTGAGAACGTTTTGGCTCCGGCTTTCCGGCGACCCTACGAGTTTTGGGACCGCGGGTTGGCTCCGCAACACGGTCAACGTTGGAGGGTTTATTGACGCCTTCAACGGCGCTGATCCCAACGGTCTCGTACTTAAACAGCGTGTCAATGGCGGTGGGGATGTAAGTGTTACCGTTTCTGCCTACCCACAGGATGGTACGTGGCATCATGTGGCGGTATGGGTTGACGAGAGCGGGAACACCATGCGCGCCTACTTCGACGGCGCGTTCGTCGGTAGTGCTGCATCCGGCGATCCGTTCGCTGATCTTGCTGTGACGCTCGCCGTCGGGGTGTGGGACGCTGACGATGTAGCCCATCTCGCCGAAGCAGCTATGTGGGGGTCAGTGACGCAGGCACAGGCGGAGTTGCTCATCGCCGAACATGCAGCTGGCTTGTGTGCAATTCTCTGCTCCATCAGGCCCGACATCTACATTCAAGGCATTGGTCACCGCCTTGGTACCACGGAGTTCGACCTTCTTTCCGGTACGTTTTCAGTCGCCACAACTGGCGCACCGTTCAAATCAGACAGCCACCCCCCGATCTACTACCCAGGTCACGTTGCTATCAGCGTTCCAGTCGTGGAGGCGGCGAACTGTACCGCCGTCGTCCCGAGTTCCGTTGAGGTAGACACTCCCGTTGACATCACCATCACCGCCAAGGACCGTATCGGGAACCCTGTCAGTTGGGGCGGTGAGTTATTCGATATCGACGTCACGGGTGACAATCCCGAAGCGGATCTCACGGTCACTGACAACGGGGACGGCAGCTACACCGCAAGTTACACCCCCACAACGGCGGGAACCGATACGGTAACCATTCAGTTGGGCGCCGTGAACATTGTCGGCAGCCCGTTCACGGTTACTGTAGAGACGGTCGCAGTTCCAACCGCTGCGAACACCACGGCTGACGTGCCAGCACAGGCGGCAGTCGGAGTGTCATTCGATGTGATCGTGCAAGTCAAAGATCAGTTCGGCGCGAACTGGACGAGTGGTGGTGACACGGTCGTTGCGACCCTTAGCGGGTCAGAAACAGGGACACCGACCGTCACAGACGAGACGGACGGGACGTACACATTCACCGTCACGCCGACGACCTCTGGCACGTTGACGGTCACGATCACGCTCAACGCCTCGAACATTCTCGATAGTCCGTTCACGGTCGCGGTCTCCGATTCGTTGCCTGACGCGAGCAACTCAACAGCGGATGTTCCCTCTGCGAGTCCCACTGGTATCCAGATCACGGTGACGATTCAAATCAAGGATAATCTGGGACTCAACTGGACTGCTGGTGGCGATACCGTTGTTGTCCAAATCAATGGTGACAACCCGGATTTGCCGGATATCACCGATAACGAGGACGGGACGTATTCGTATGTGACCACCCCGACAGTCGAAGGGACCGACAGCCACGCGATTACGTTCAATGACGATCCTATTTCTGGCAGTCCGTACTCGGTCGACATTGCCGACGCCGCTCCAAGCGCGGTAGATAGCACCGCCAACGTCCCAGCGACGGGAACGGTGGACCAGCAAATCGATGTGACGATCCAGATCAAGGATCAATTTGGGTCAAACTGGACGCAAGGTGGTGACACGGTTGTTGCAGCGATTACGGGCGCCAACGAGGACACACCCTCAGTCACGGATAACCTCGACGGGACCTACTCGTACTCGTACACCCCGACTGCTGCGGGAACAGATTCGCACGCCATAACGCTCAACACCGTGGCCATCTCGGGGAGCCCCTTCGAGGTGACGGTGAGCGCGGCGGGAGCGAAACTCGCATCCGTGGCGAGCACCGCCTTGGCGCTAGACTTGGGTATCGGGCTATAAAGGAGAAACGCAACCAATGGCGGACCCATTCGAAAGATCGATACGCGGCCGATCGAGCCCAGGGGTGTGGGTGACCATCACCCCCGCCGATTCGGATCTGGCCAACGTCTTGCAGGCGCTAGCGTGGAAAGTGGATGGAGCGGTCCACGTCAGTCACATCGATGACGCTGGGGCGACGGTGGAGTGCACGGTGCCGACTGGCACGTTGGCCACCAACATCTTTCATCCTGGTCGCATCTCACGTGTCTGGGCGACAGGGACGACGGCAACGGGCTTCCTCGGTCAGTACTAGATGCGGAGTTGTGTGGAACCGGGGTGCCCCACGCTCGTCGAACGTGGACGGTGTGTGGTCCATCAGGTCCAGCACGACAGACGCTACAACCGTGAGCGGCCGGTGAGGCACCAGCTGTACCAGACCCCGATGCACCGGGCCTGGCGTACGCGGGTAATTGCCAGGGACCCCATCTGTGTGCGGTGCCACGAGCGGCTCTCGGTGGTCGCGAACCACATCGTGCCGGTCGAGCACGGTGGCCAGTGGACGCTGGACAACGGTGAAGGACTCTGTCGAGCGTGCGATAACGTGGTCAAGGGCGAGGAGAGAAGAAAACGATGGTGAACCCAGGTAACGGACACGCTATGAAGCCTCCGAGGCGCAGCGTCACCGTATACGTCGACGAGGTGAACAACATCCAAGCCCAATGGACAGGCATTCAGGACGGTATGGAGGTGGTGCGGCTCCTCTCGTTGGGGATCCAACGGACGATCCTATTCCTCAAAGAGGAGAAGGCCAAGCAGAGCCCGATCATTCCCGTGCAAGGCTCGGTTGACCAGGTGTTACGGCGAAGGCGAGGATGAAGAAAACATCATTTCTTTCGGGGTACCCCCCCTCCGTCAAGCGGGAAGCATCTAGTTTTTTGTGCGTACGGAATTCCCGCGTCGGGGATCGGGCGAGAATTGCGTAATGGGACGTAATCCCAAACCACCAGAGACCCGGCGGCGCCGCAACAAGGTGAGCACGCGGGCCAATCTCCCTGATCCGGCTCTGACTCGGGGCAATCGGGTTCCACCGATGCCGAAGCGGAAGCGCGGTCAGGGAGCATGGAACAGCCAGGCAAAGGCGTGGTGGCGGGATGTGTGGACGAGTCCGATGTCGACACAGCACGTGTTTTCCGACCGCCACGCGGTGGAAATGTTGGCAATGCTGGTGCACGACTTCTGGGAGGCGACGGATGCCAAGACGCGGATCAGCTTGGCCACGACGATCGGTCGAGAGAGCGCGAAGTTTGGTCTGACCCCGCTCGATCGCAACCGACTGCAATGGACGATCAACCGCGGGGAGGGTGCAGCGGACGAGGCGGCGAAGCGACGCCGGCAGCAAGCGACACCGGCTGAGACAGGTAAGGACCCGAGAGAGGTGTTGAAGATTAGCTGATGGCAACCATTGTCGTTCCCCCTCCCGACAAGGAGCCGTGGCCAACGCTCGGTCCTTCCGTCTGCGCGTTCATCGAGGGCAACCTGGTCCACGGCCCCGGGGATCTGCTTGGGGAATCTGTCATTCTGTCGGAAGAACTTCGGGCATGGATCTATCGCATGTACGAAGTGGAGCCGGAGTTTCTGTTTGTCGGCACGGGCCGCGGTCGCCGGAAAGAGCGGAACCCACAATCCTGTCGACGTCGGTTTCGGCGTGTCGCGCTCTCGCTGCGGAAGGGATCGAGCAAGACGGAGATTGCGGCGTGGATTGCCGCCTGTGAGTTGCACGAGGACGGGCCGGTGAGATGTGTCGGGTTCGAGAACGGCAAACCGATCCCCGGTCCCGTGAGCGATCCGTACATCCCGATGATAGCGGCGTCAGAAGAACAGACTGAAGAGCTCGCGTACGGGGCGTTGCGCAGGATCCTCGAGATCAGTCGACTGTCTGCTGATTTTGATATCGGCCTTGATCGCATCACGCGTATCGGTGGTGACGGCAAGGCGGAGGCGGTGAGCACGTCCCCGAAGGCGCGGGACGGTGCGCGGACGACGTTTCAGCACGCGGACGAAACGCACTGGTTCACGCTGCGGCACCTGAAGGACGGGTGGCGGAACATGCTCGCCAATCTGCCCAAACGTCAGATGTCGGATGCTTGGGCGCTCGAGACCACCACGGCCCCCGAACCGGGGTCGGGGTCGGTCGCGGAGGCGACCATGGATTATGCGATCGAGCTCGCGAAGCAGGCCGACCCCAGTCGGGCCCGCCTGTTCTTTTTCCACCGCGAGGCGTCACCGCACCACGACCTGACCACAGACGACGGGTTGCGAGCAGCCATCCTTGAGGCATCGGGCCCGTACATTGCGGCGTGGAGCGATATTGACGGGATCGTTGATGCGTTCCGGGAACCCGACGCGGACTTGGCGTACCTGGAGCGCGTGTGGCTCAACCGGTGCGTGCAGGCGACCGAGAAGGCGTTCGACGTGTTGCAGTGGGGACGCCTTGCGGACGTTACGCGGGTAATTCCCGAAGGGGCACCGATCACCATCGGGTTCGATGGCTCGCGCTTCGACGATGCGACGGCTCTCGTGGGTTCCCTCCTGCCTGACCGCCATCAGTTCGTCATTGGACTGTGGGAACGGCCGGCGAACGTCGAGCACTGGGAGGTGCCGATTGACGAGGTTGACGCGGCGGTCGCTGACGCGTTTGAGACCTGGAACGTCTTGCGGATGTACTGTGACCCGCCGAAGTGGGAGAGTTACGTCTCGAAGTGGGCGGGGGCGTACGGTGACAAGCGGGTCGTTGAGTGGTGGACCAACCGTCGGAAACCCATGGCGTACGCAATCCGTGCGTTCACTGAGGGTATGATGGGTGGAGAGATCAGTCACGACGGCGACAAGCGGTTGGCGGCCCATATGGGCAATGCATGTCGGATGCACACCGGACTGCGAGACGAAGAAGGGCAACCGCTCTGGGTGCTGCGAAAGGACCGACCGGACAGTCCGCATAAGATTGACTTGGCGATGGCGGCTATCTTGAGTGACGAAGCGGCGCGCGATTGCGTGGCAGAGGGGTTAGTGCCAACGATGGGGTGGGTGCCGGTATGAACCTTCTCGACAGTATCCGACGACTGACGACGCCCAATGGTCAGAAGTTGCTGACGATGGTCCACGACGGTCGTCAGCAGTGGCTCCACGGGCTCGAGTCGATGCTGCTCCCGGGCACCAACGTGGACTACGCCCAGAAGGTGGGTGACGGCCTGCAGTCGTCCGTGTTGGCGGGTCCGCTCAATTGGCTCATGCGCAACTTCCCGCAGGCTCCGCCGGTGGTGGAACGCCTCCGGAAGGAAGAGTGGGGTACCGTTCAGCCGCATCCTCTGACGGACAAGTTGGCGGTGCCGAACGAGTTCTATGGTGGCCGTGAGTTGTGGATGGCCACGATTCTGGACTTTGCGTTCGGGAATGCCTACTGGCTCAAGATCCGCAACCGTGTTGGGGAGGTCGTTCAACTTTGGTGGGTCCCATCGTGCACGATGATTCCGCGCTGGCCGCGTGACGGGAAGACGTACATCGACCACTACGAGTATCGGCCTGGTGGGGTTGGTCACGTGCTCGGGTTTAGCGAGCACATGACCGTGACGGGAGTTGGCGGGCAGGCGGTGAAGATTCCCGTCAAAGACGTCGTGCACTTCCGGTTTGGGCTTGATCCGCGTAACAGTCGTCTGGGCCTCTCCCAGCTCGGCGCACTGGTTCGGGAGGTGTACACGGATGACGAGGCGTCGAACTTCGCCTCGGCCATTCTGCAAAACTTTGGCATCATCGGCGTCATCATCTCGCCCAAGGAAAAGGGGACGGCGAGTCCCGACGACGTGAAGGCGGTCAAGGAGTACGTGCAAGAGAAGTTCACGGGCGACAGTCGGGGCAAGGCGATGGCGTTAGGTCAACCCACGGACGTGCAGCTGTTGCAGTACAACCTCCAGGCCTTCGATATGTCCCCGTTGCGCGACGTCTCTGAGGAGCGGGTGTGCGCGGCACTCGGAATCCCGGCGGCCGTCGTGGGATTCGGGACCGGATTGCAAACCACGAAGGTCGGGGCAACAATGCGCGAGATGCGCCGCATGGCGTGGACGGATTGTCTGATGCCGATGCAGGAAACGATTGCCGAACAGGTCGGTCGACAACTGCTGCCCGATCTCGACACAGCGCCTCGTCGTCGGGTGCGGTTCGACCACACGCGCGTCCCGGCACTCATGGAAGATGACGTGGAGAAGCACAACCGGGTCCGCGCGGACTATCTGGCAGGCATCATCAAACGATCGACGGCCAAGCAGGAACTCCGGTACCCGGTGGAAGAGGGAGACGAGGTGTACGCCCAACCGACGAATATCAATCTGTTGACGCCGGGGACTGTTCCAGAACCCCAGCCGCAGAACCAGGGAGGCGATGAATGACAGACCAACTCGAGCTCCAGGCGGGAGCACACAAGACGCTTGGTCACATCGAGATCAAAGATGCTGACAAGGGTGAGGTCCATGCAGTGTTCTCGACTTTCAACGTGGTTGACCATGACGGCGATGTGACGTTGCCGGGGGCTTTCGAGGACGGAGCAAAGGTCCGGATTTCCGCCTACGGGCATCGGTCGTGGATGGGAGCGTTGCCGGTCGGCCGCGGTGTCATCAAGGTGCAGGAAGACCGTGCGATTCTCGAGGGCACGTTTTTCCTCTCGACCGAGGCGGGTCGCGAAACGTTCGAGACGATCAAAGGGATGGGCGACCTGCAAGAATGGAGTTACGGCTTCGACGTGGTCGAGCGGGGGGACGTGGACGAGCTTCCCGAGGAGTTGCGTGGTGCGTTCCGAGTGCTGAAGAAACTCAAGGTGCACGAGGTATCGCCTGTGCTCCTTGGTGCAGGGATCGATACCCGCACACTCTCGGCAAAGCAGAAGAAGGAGGAGCTTGAGACCACGGACGCCACGGATGAGGTGATGGCGCTGGCGCTCAAGGAACTGATCCGGTTCGAGCGAACGCGCGCGAGGCTGCTATTCCACTGACCGTCATCCCCATTCGGTGTCATCGGTGCTCATACTTCATCGGCGAAACATCAGGACGGTTGGAGTTCGTGGGGATTGTACGGGTGACGCGGGATACCGCTCTGGTGGCGCCTCCGCGCCAGAGTTGGAAATGTAAGTGCGGATGGGTCAATATCTTCCGTCCGGTTGACGAAACGAGTCAGCCGACATAAGTTGGAATCGACAATTGAGTAGGGCCTTTTTGAGGGGCCAACCTTGTTACGCGATGAGCGTCGGGTCGGCCTCTCTTCTTTTTCGCCGTTCCCGTGCTCCCAGAGGAACCGGCGATGGCAAGCAAACTCCAGGAAAAACGGGACGCTCTCAAGGCGAAGCAGGACAAACTCCATGCCGTATTCGCGGCGTCCGGGGAGGACTTGGATTTTGCCAAGCCCGACGTCCTGAAGGAAACGGGCGCGACCGACGCGAAGCACGCGGTCGAGATCGTCCGCGAGTGGAACAAGGAGATGGAAGACCTCGGCAAAGAGGTCGATGATCTTGCTACGATCGAGAAAGCCCGCAAGGCGCTCAACGATTCCAGGAACGAGCCCGTAGATCCCCCCCCGCTTCCTGACGGTCAGGTCAAGAAGGAACGCAAGACGCTCGGCCAGATGGTCGTCGAGTCGGAGGCGTTTCAGAAGTTCAAGCAGTCGGGGACGCCGTCGAAGTCGATCGTCGAACTCGGCCTCGCCGAGTTGAAGACGGTGTTCTCGACAACGGCCGGTTGGCCGCCAGAGTCAACGCGCATCCCCGGTCTCGTGATACCCGAAGCTGTCCGACCCATCCAAGTGACGGACATCATCCCTCCCGGGACGACGGGGCAAGCGGCGGTCGTGTACATGGAAGAGACCACGGCGACGTTCGCCGCGGCGGAACGTGCCGAAGCGGCTGCGTATGCTGAGGCCGAGTTCGTGCTGACGGAGCAGAGTTCAACCGTGCGCTCGATCGGTGCGTCCATCCCCGTGACGGACGAGCAGCTCCAGGACGTGGAAGGTGTGCAGAGTTACCTCGACCAGCGCCTCGGCTTCGGCGTGCGTCAGCGGTTGGACGGTCAACTCCTGGTTGGCAATGGGACTCCTCCCAACTTGCGGGGCATCAACAACGTGGTTGGGATCCAGACGCAAGCGAAGGGGGCCGACTCCGTTCCCGACGCTGTGTACAAAGCGATGGACCTCGTGCGGGTGACGGGTCGCGCATTCCCGAATGCCGTCGTCTTCCACCCGAACGATTGGCAGGAGGTTCGCCTGCTCAAAACCGCGGACGGTGTGTACATCTGGGGTTCGCCCTCGGAGGCTGGTCCGCAGCGTATCTGGGGGCTCACCGCCGTTCTCTCCGACGCGCAGACCGAGAACACCGCGCTGGTCGGCGACTACATGAACTTTAGCCAGCTTTACGAGCGGCGAGGGCTCGAAGTGCTCGTCGGCTTCGTGAACGACGATTTCCTGGACGGTCGTCGGACGATCCGTGCCGGATTGCGCGCGGCCTTCGTCGTGTATCGACCGGCTGCTTTTGCAACTGTGACGGGGCTGTGATGACGGTGTGCAAGAGTTGTAACGGCCCACTAGGGGGGCTTTGGGGGAACCGGTGCTACGTCTGCAAGCCCGGTCGTAAGCGTACTCGTGTCCCGCGTATGTGCACCGAGTGTGGTGGCATGTTCGAGGTCCAACCGAGCCAACTCAAACGGTACACTGGCGGTGGAAGGTACTGCTCGCGGACATGCAAGCACCGTGCGCAGTGTGGTGTCGAGCTCGTCACTGGTACTCGGTACGTCAGCCGTGCTGGTTACATCACTGTGAAGGTTGGGATTCGCAAGTATCAACTAGAGCATCGGATCGTCATGGAAGCGCACCTCGGGCGTGAACTCACGGCCGACGAGCACGTGCACCACGTGAACGGTGACAAACAGGACAACCGAGTTGACAACCTTCAGGTGCTCAGCAACGCCGAACACCAACGTCTCCACGTTGTGCTCGGCGATTCTGGTATCTGTCACGTAGGAGCTGAGCGATGACTGTCATTGAACGGCCTGCCGCGACGCTCGCGGTCGCGACACCAGAACGGACGTTGCATCGCGATCTCGTGGTCACGACCGCGCAGGTGTTGGCACTCAACGCCGCCCCAATCACGATCGTTCCAGCACCGGGTGCCAGCCTTGCGCTGATCTTCGAGGGGGCGGTGATCCATAAGCCGGCGGGAACGGCGTACGCTGGTATCGCTGCCGGCGAAGACCTGTCGGTGAAGTACACCGACGAGTCAGGACTCGAGGTTGCGGAGTGCGAGACCACGGGGTTCCTCGATCAGACGACGGCGCAGACGCGGTACGTGCGACCGCACACCGCGGCGTCCGCGATATCGAGTCTCACGCCGACCGCGAATGCGGCGTTGGTGCTGCATCTCCTCGTTGGGGAGATCATCACTGGGGATAGCGACCTGCACGTCCGGTACTTTTATCGGGTCGTTCCCGCCACCACGTTCGCGTAATGGCACTCACGGTTCACACGCGCGAGGGGGATACCGGAGTGAGCGGAGACTTGACGGCGGACCGACGGCTCTACGTGAACAAAGATCGCACCAAACTCGTCGAAGAGGGCGCGCCGGATGCGGCGTTTCTGTTAGCGCCGCCGGGGAGTTCCATTCCTCTCGCTGATGTTCAGGGCTTGGGGCTTGCCGTGGTCAACGGTCGTATCGTGCAGGGGGGGCAGAAGGAAGCGCCCAAACCTGAGGACAAGGCGCGTGCGCAGACCGAGAACAAGGCGGTCACGAAGAAGGGTACGAAGTGATCGCGGATGGCGGCGCTCCTCACGCTCACCGAGTTTAAGGCCTACCTCCGATACGACAAGACCGACCAGGATGGGCCGCTGCAGGCTATCCTTGACGCGGTTGAGGATTACCTCGAGGATCTCACCGACCAGACGTTCGCTGCTTCGGGCACGGTCACGGACGAGGTGCATAGCGGCGACGGTTGCAAATCGCTGATGCTTCGTCGACCAGCCTCCAGCATCACGACGATCAGCATCTCGACGACCAGCGATCCCTCGAGCGTTGACGACACGATTCCCGTCACGGACGTGCGGATTGATCCTGTGAACGCCCAACGACTCGTGCGCCACCAGAATGGGGGCTTCCCCAGGGGGATTTACAATCTGTTCGTCACGTACAGTTCGGCCGAGAACCTGCCGGCGGTCGCGATCGAGGCGGTCAAAGAAGCGGCGGCGCTGGTGCATCGGATTCGTGGGACAGAGCATTTGCGGTCGCAGTCGCTTGGGGATCTCGGTTCGGACGTCGTGATGGGTGGTGGTGCAGTGGGTTTGGAGTTTGGGACGCGCCTGATGGGCTTGCCGATGTGGCGGGCAGCCGTTGAGCAGATCGGGAAGCCGAGCATCGTGATCGCATGATTCGAAAGGTTGTCGACCGAGTCCATGAGATTGTCAACGCCAACTTCAACAGCGACTTTGCAACGCTCGCGGCCGCGGCCAGCGTGCCAGCGGTTACCGCGGACATCTACAAGCGGTGGTCGGCAGATCGGTTCAAGCTCCACACGAGCGCCGGCGTTGGGGTCTACCATGATGGTGGTGGGACATCGCGGCGACGTCCCGGTAGTCCAGCGGGTGCGGGTCGGCGGGACAGCCGCATCGAAGTGGTGCTGGACTGGTACATCAAGGGTGACAACGAGGACGAGACGATGGTGCAGACGGAGCTCGCCGTCGATGCGTTGCTTCGGTCGATCGATCGGCTTGTCCCCGACGAGACGCGGTTGGTGTGGGGAGCGGGTGACGCGCGGGAGTCGATCAACTGGGTCATTACGCGCACGCCACAATCAACCGAGAGTCGGGTCGCCGAGGAACGCGCGATCGTGCGCGTCCCGGTGACCGTACGAGATGAGGGCTTATGAGTGAGACCGCCGGCACGTGGAAACCGGACGCGGTGCTCGCAGAAGAACGCGAGCAGGAAGCCGCCAAGCGGAAGCCGTCACGGCCACCGAAAGAGGTAAAGGACGATGGCGAATCCTGAGCTGAATGTGAATTACGGGTTCGCCGTCAAGGTGGAATCCACTGCGGGGACATACGCGACACCGACGATGGCGGACGACGCATTGCGGTTGGCCGAGGAACCTGAAGTCGAGATCGGCTACGTCCTCCCTGGCGGTCGTGACGGTGTTGCTGTCGGCGGGTACGGCGTCCCGCCCAGTGCCAAGCCTCTCGGCCAGTACGGTCGGGTAACGATCGCGACGGAACTCGTCGGGTCTGGTGCGGTCGATACGCCACCGCGCTGGGGCCGCCTCCTCCAGACGTTCATGTCAGAGACGATCAACGGCGCGACCAACGTGCAATACGTCCCGGCGGCGTCCCAGAAGAAGTCGTTGTCGTTGCTCATTCAGCACGCGAACAAGCAGGTCACGATCCGTGGCGCGGTGCCGGAGAGTCTGCGGATGGTGGGTTCGCCGGACGAGGCACGGGTCATCGTTCGCGCGACGCTCGCGGGGATACTCCAGGCGAGCCCGACGGAGCAAGCGCTCGAGTCTCAGACGTTCGGTGCGCAGGGAGTGACGCCGGCTCCGTTCACGGGAGCCTTCACCGTTGGAGCCACGGTGATGGTGTATGAGGAGTTCGATCTCGACTTCGGGGTGGCGGCGCGGCCGTGGCGCATCGACCGCAACCAGGCGTCGGGACTGCTACATGGGATTGTCACGCAGGTCAACCCACGCATCTCCTTCCCGCCCGAGGTCGTGGCGCTAGCGACACATGACCCGTTCGTCCGGCAGACAGCTCCACAGACGGCGTTGGCTTTCTCTCAGCGGTTGGGGAACACGGCAACGAACCAGTACCTCCTCGAGGGGGATCACGTCGAGTACGATCCAGCCGAGGCCCTCCCGCTCCGGTCGAATAACGGGATGGTCTACTACAGTCCGATCAACCTGCGGTTTGCACGTCCCGCGAGCGGAACGTGGTTCCGCGTCACATCCGACTGATGGATGCTCGATCTGAGCACACGGTTCCAGGGCCTCCAGGCAGTGCAAGCGCGGGTGGCGAAGGTGATCGATGCTATCCGCGACCCCACCCCAGCCTACCGCGAGAGCATCCGTAACCTCGAGCGACACGTCAAACTCACCTTCGACTCGGGCGGAACGCACAGCGGGAAGCGGTGGCGGCGACTGCGGCCACGAACCCGCAAGGCGCGACGCATGGCGTGGGGTTATTACGCGCGTAGTGGCGGTGGTGCTGACCCTAACTTCTGGAGCGGTCAGCTGTACCGTGACTACGTCGAGCACGGCCCGAAGCACATTGAGCGGGTGTGGCGTGGTGGCTTCGAGTGGGGCGCCAACTATCCGTCGGGCTTCCGCTCCGGTCGCAAGTGGTACCGCCGCACGGTGCTGCGCTTTGGTCGACGGGGCCAACGGACGGCCGTCGCGATCGGTCCCCTGTACGATCACATTCGCAACGCCCTCAACAGTCCTCTCTAGGGAGTGTCATGGCACGCATAGTGATTGACCTCGACTCGTGGGCGACGGATGTGGAGCCGATCGAGTTGCGCATCGGTGGTCGCCCCATCCGCATCAAGTCGCCGACGTTCGAACGCGCGTTACGCACGGCGGACGAATGCGAGCGCATCAACGGGGACTACGCCGCCAAGCGGATGGAGTTACCCGCGTACGTGGAGCGCATGACCGACGCGTTGCTGCGGTATGCGGACTTCGTTGGGTCCCCGAACTGGTTGGGTCGGTTCGCTGTTCGGGGAGCGCTGCGCCGGCTCACAATCCCGACGCGACTGCGGATCCTCCAGGAGTTGTATCAGGGTTTTGCGGCATCCCTCGGTCAGTGGTCACGCGCCGTCGCCGGGGGAAGCAGACCGAACGGCGCCTCGTCGGTGACTGGGTTACCCCCATCGTCGGACGAGTCTGTCACTGGCTCCCCGGGGAATTCCGAGATGGACGGATCCTCTGGCGACGGTTCTGGCGACTCGCCGGCACCGTCGAGCGTCTCGAGGCGGACGAACTGATGCGGCGCTACCACCAGGCACGATACACGGCGTACGCCGCGTGGGGGAAGACGCAAGCGATGGAGCGGATGGAACGTTCGGCACGTCACGCGCTGAGCGACGCGGATAGCGCGTTGTGGGATGAGGATCGGATACGCGAGACTCAGCGATCGATCGGGGCGCTTCCGGGACTGACCCCCGAACAACGGGTGGCCGCGCTTCGACGGTTCGATCAGATCTCGGAGGACCGTCGTGGCTGAAGATCGGCTGACGATCCTCGTCCTAGCCAAGGATCTGGCGACGCGCGTCCTGCGCGGCGTCACGGGCACACTCCAGAAGGTGGGCATCTCGGCCCGTGGTCTCGCGACGGCCTTCGCGGCGGTCGCGGCTACGGCTACTGGTATCGCGTTCGTCGGTCGCAAACTCTTCGAACTGGGCGCCGCGGTTGGAGAAACGCGCAGCAAATTCGAGACGACGTTCGGGGCTGCGCGTGAGACGGTCAACGCGTTCCTCTCCGACTTCGCGACGATGGCGGGGATTACTCGTCGTCAGGCGCAGGAACTCACCGCCACGACGGGCGCGATGGCGCTCGGGATGGGACAGACGGCGGACCAGGCCGCGCAGACGGCGATCCAGGTAGCACGGCTTGGTGGTGATATCGCGTCGTTCAACAACTTGGCGGGCGGCACCGCCGAGGGGCTGGAGATCATCAACTCGGGGTTGACCGGTGAGTTCGAACGACTGAAGCGCGTCGGGATCGTCATCAAGGCGGCTGAGGTGGACAAGCGGGCGCTGACGGATACCGGCAAGAAACTCGTCAAGCAACTGACCGAAGAAGATCGGATCCAGGCCCGGCTGGCTCTTATCACCGAGCGCGCTGGTGTCGCGGTTGGTGACCTGGCTCGGACGTCGGATTCGGCTGCGAACAAGGCTCGTCAGCTCCGGGCACGGTGGCAGGACATCATCGATGACTTTTCGGCGCAGCTCCTGCCGACGCTCACCACGATCCTGACGATTCTCGAGAACATCACGCCGGCGGCGGCCGCGGCCGCGAAGACGATGTCCGAGTTGGCGAACGTGGGGTTCCTGGCGTTCGGCGGCGAGAACGCGGCTTTTGCGGGCCAGCGTGAGTCAATCGAACGTGCGACACCTCAGTCCCTGCCCATTCTCCGACGCGGGTTGCAGTCGAACCGTGAGCGGCTCCTTGCGCAGCAGCAGGCATTACAAGGACGGGAGCGTACACAGCAGGACCTTGAGTTTGGGGATACCGATCGCGAGTTGAGGGACTTGCAGGAAGAACTCGACGCGGTGACGCGTCTACTCGATCTCGCAGATACGAGATTGGCGCAGTTCAACCGTTCCGTTGCTGAGACAGCGGCCGCCGCCGCACCAGGGGCGGCACCGTCCGCCGGTGGGACGGTACTCCCTGGCTCGCGCACGCGACTCGGGCACGGGTTCTCTCCGACGCCGGCGGGCCTGTTGATCGGGCAAGGCGCGCTGGATCTCCGATTGCCCGACTGGGACAAGGTGACGGAAGCAACCCGTGATGTCGCGAAGGAGATGGAGGACCAGGCAAAGACGTCTGCGGAGTTGGGGCGCATCAAACGATTGGAGCAACGTGCGACAGCCCAGCTCGTGCAGTCCCTCGCGGGCGCAGCGACGGCGCTGATCGGGATCATCCGAGGCACGCAGGGCGGCGGGTTCTTCGGCGTGCTCGGCTCACTCGCGAGCATTGCGGGTGGCGTCATTGGTGCGGTCAACCCGCTGGCGGGCGCCGCGTTGCTCGCCGGCGGTGGGCTGGTCAGTGCGTTGTCCTCACCGGGGAGAGATGGCGGGGATGTTGGCGTGCGCGTCGTCAACCCAAGAGATATTGGCCAAGCGATTGCCGACATCCAAGGCCCGCTCAGGGTCACCAACCAGCTCGTTGCGCCACAGACGGGGGAGGTCATTCGCGAGATTGAGTTCGAGCTCGGCCGACGGACGCGACTCGGCAAATCTGCGCCCGTTCCCTTCGGCACGAGCTTCGGGGGCTAGATGGCTCCCATCCTCGCTGTCGAAAACCTTCTCAGTGTTCACCAGTTTCCGCTGCATGTCCTCACCGCCGAGGAAGAGGCGACGGGGTTCCCAGTCGCGAGTATCGCAAACGGTCGGCGCAGTGAGGGGAATCACTGGCGTCCGACAACGACCAACAGCGCGACGTGGATCCGGTGCGTCTTCGATCGACTGCGCGCCTTGGATTTCGTTGGTCTCGACCGCGGCCACAACCTCAAGGGCATCGGCGTGGACCTGAAGGTCACGAACGACGCGACAGACTTCACGGGCACGTACGAGACCGCCTTCGATCTCACTCTCCCCTCGGTATCCGTTCCCGGGGACATCGATGATCCGCTCGGCGTGCGGACGGAGGAAGGGGCCTGGCTGAAGCGTTTCCCGGTTCGAGTCGGCAAAGCCGTCGAGTTCCAGATTGACGCGATGGGTGCGGGACTCCTGCCGAATATAGTTGGTCTACACATCGGGCTGTCGTTCTCACCCGAATACTTCGAGGCACCGCTTGATGACGAGACGGACGCGCTCATGGTCGAGGAGACGCAGGTGCCGTCAGGTTGGATGAGTCGCGGTCAGGTGTACCGCCCGCGACAGGGGACCATTCACTACAACCTCAACCATGCCGAGTATGACCAGGTGCGGTACCACCTGCTCGGTCAATTCGGTGACGGACATCCGATGTGGATTTGTTTCGATGATGCGCAAGCTAACTATGCGTACCAGGTGGTGCGTGCTGGCGGGCAATTGGGCTTCCCGCAGCCGAGTGACTATCCATGGCGCCAGGGTGAAATCCCGTTCGTTGAGAGCGCGCCGAAGCGGAGGCTTGGATGACGCTCCACGAACGCGACGTGCTGTTTTATGGGGGCGGCGCCGCTCTTGAGAAGTACGGCGTCTTCCTTCGTCGCACGCAGACGCCACGGTTCGGCGGCGAGGAACTCATCGAGACGTTCACTCGCACGGGCACGGCGAGTTACGTCGATCGTGATGGGGTTCTCCGGTTAGCCGCATCCGGCGTGATGCGCCCCCACTTCCCGCTCGTGGACGGCTCTCGTGTCCTCCACGTACTGTTGGAGGGGACACGAGCGAACCTCTTCCTATGGTCCGAGGGCTTCGACAACGTGGCGTGGTCGAAGCTGCTTGCGTCGGTTGTAGATGAGCAGTTCACCGCGCCAGACGGAACGATGACCGCCGAACGGTTACTGGAAGACACGTCGACTGGTGTGCACTTCGTCCGGCAGGGCGTGACGGCGACAGCAGATGCGACCTACGCGCTGTCGGTCTTCGCGAAGGACACAGGCGAAGGCCGGAACTGGATAGTGTTGAGACTGATCGACTCGGGAGGAGGTAACTCGGTCCAGGCGTTCTTCAACGTGAATACCGGGGTCATCGGTACGACGTCCGCTGGTGGGACTGCCGCGTTCGTGCGGGCGACAGTGGAAACTTTGGCGAGCGGGTGGTATCGATGCACACTCGTCGGGTCGATCGGCTCTGCCGCCACGGCCATCAACGGTGACGTATGCCTCGCGAGCGCGGATAACACGCTGACGTACACCGGCGATGGGGCCTCGGCCCTCGGGATTTGGGGCGCGCAGTTCGAGAACAGTGCGAACTTTTCCTCGTCCTACATCAAGACCACGACTGCGGCGGTCACGCGGAACGCGGACAGTTTGAGCGCGACGTTTCTCGCACCGCCACAGGAGATGACGGTTTACTTGGACTTTCAGAACCTTGCCGGGCCGAACTGGGACGATGCCCGACACGTCGTGATTGGTGCGAATAACGAAAACCGTCCACGACTTCTTGTGTACGGCCTCGGAGGAAGCGACAGTTACAGGATTCTACACGGCAACAGTGCCGGGGACGTCACGAGCACCGTTGACGTGGACCCGTCCTTCCGCGATCGGATTGAGTTACGGGCACTCATCAACGCGGACGGATCAGTTCAGATCGGCTGTGCAAAGAACAGCACGGCTGAGGTCGTCGGTACAGTGAGTGGCGCAAACAGTCTTGCATCCGCATGGACAGCACAGACCATTTCCATTGGTAGTCGCTTTGGTTCTCTGAGCACGTTTACTGCCCTACGCGCGCTCATGGTTGCCCGTGGAACGCGGTTCTCGCTCGACGACTTTCGCGGGTGGGTGCCGTCGTGAGAGCGAACTACTCCCCTGCCCTCCGTGAACGGGTCGAGTCCGTCCCGATGCGCGCACGACTCTACGTCGAGGCGCACGGTGAGTTGCAGGCGCACATCCGCCAACGCACCGACCAATGGGACGAGGCCGACGTCGATCCCGACGCGAACGGGTTCGACTACCTGCCAGATCAGGGACTTGTCCTCGACGCAACCACGTTGGGTACGGTGCTCGAGCAGACGACGACCGACGCGACAACCCATCTCAATCTCAACCGTCCGCCCGGCGGTGGCACGTACGACGTGGTGCGGATCGACTGGCTGGGGAGTCAACCGAGCGACCTGGCCGTCCGACGACTCACGCTGAAGCTCGATCCGGATACGGGCGCGGGCCAAGAGGTCGTGACGTGGAAGTGTTTGCTCATGGCCCTGACCCGACAGGTTGGCGAGGACGGTACGGACACCACGTACTATGAGTTGTCGCCGATCAGCGAAGCGGCGACGGCGGTGGCGGGCGGTGCCGCCGCCGACGTGCTGTTCGACTTCACGACCATTCTCCCGCGCCCACTTCAATGGCATCCAGTCGGGTCTGAGTCGCCGGTCCCGGTGACGTACGTGTTCGTGTGGGGCGTCAAGGCTGACGGGTCGCTCGCGGCGAACACGGGACTCCTGGCTGGTGGCGGGTCGCTCACGACCGGCTCACCGATCGGGGTGAGCGGGGTGCAGCTCACCGACTCGTCGAACCAGAGCGGTGCGTACGACATCGTGTCGACCGGACTCGACGTGCCACGGATCGAGATCGAGGCGGGTTCCTACTCGGCGGCAACGATCACGTGGTCGAGCGGCAACCTGTTCAACCTCGGTGCCGCGGTCACGTCCGGCACGGTCGTCGAGTTCACACTGCTCGACCACACGCCCGAGGGGACAACCGTCACCGCTGAGGTGCGCAACGACGCGGACACTGCGTGGGTGGCGTTCGCGGACGGGGACACGACCGATGATCTCGCCGGCGTCACGCCCAAGCAGACGTACAGTATCCGGGTGACGCTGACCCCCAACGGTGCGGGAGATCTAACACCCATCCTGCGCGCAGTGGGGATCCGGGAGATCACGACGCTCGACGTGTCTGAGACCGCCGAAGTCGTTACGCGCGGAACCGGGTTCAACCCCAAAACGCTCGAGGGGCAACCCGAGAACGTGACGATCAGGATTCTGCGCGACGGGGTGCGGGACTGGGAGGACTTCGCGACGCGGATCGCGGCCGAGTTCACCGTCAGCGAAGTGTATTTCCGGGTATTCGTTGGCGCGGACGATCTCCCGCGGAGCGCGTGGATGCTGCGCTGGGAGGGCGTGATTCTCGATCAGCATGGGGAAGGCGGTGCGCTCGTCTTCGACTGCGTGTGTCCGCTGGCGCTGCTTGATGCCGAGATCCCGAAGGCCGTCGATCTCGGTGGCGGTTCCTGGGAGTGGCAACACCCGAGCTACAATCCTGCGACCTACAAAGCGATCTACGAGGACCTGATTGACGTATGGGGCGAGTTGCCCGGGCGGCACCGCGGTGAGGGCGTCACGTCCACAACGCAGGTCAGTCGTGACCTGGATCGATCGGAAGTGCGACAGGCGGTGAACCAAATCGCGCGCACGCAGGGCATGACGGTGATCTCGTCACAGGGCCGCGTCGTCGCGCGGGACGTGCACCAGCGTCGCGGGATCGTCGCGTTCTTCCCGCTCGAGGAGATCGCACAGGGCAACGTCACGCCGGGGTACCAACAGCGGGTGCCCCGGTATGTCGTGCCGTTCAATTACAACGCCGAGCGCGGTGAGTTCGACGACATTCTGGTACGCACGCACGGCCCGAGTCTCCTGGCTTTCCGCCGCGTCCCGCTCAAGCCCGAGGATCGGGCGGATGATGACTTCGGGAAGTGGGTCCAGGACGCGACCACGGCAACGAACGTCGCGCTCAACGTCGTGGACACGCTCGGCGCCGGGATGATCATCGTCCCGTTCAGCTCGGAGCGGGCGCATCCCGAGCTAGAGCCTGGGGATCCGGTGACGGTCGTGACCGATCGGTTGGCGCTCAAGGACCCGAACAACCCCGCACGGCAGTTGAAGGGCGAGCTTGCGGTCTACGGTGTCGTGCTCGAGGTGAACGACATGTGGGGGCGGCAACTCGTCGTGTGGGGTCGCGACCTCAACGACATCATCAGCGCGGAGAATCAGGGGACGGTCGACGTCACGATCGCGGCACCGACCGGTCTCGCCGTTGTCGATAACGCGGTGTTTCGGCACGACCCCGCCGTCGACCTCTTCCGATCACGTGCGGAAATATCCTGGACGGATTCCACGTCACCCAGTGTTGTGCATCACGAGGTGCAGTTCCGCGAGAGCAGCTCGGACCCATGGTCTGATACCTTCATTGTCCCGAACGGGGTCGAGGAACTCTTTATCTTCCCCGTGCAAGGGGATTCGCGGATCGGTGGCACGAACGACACGTGGGAGACGCGCGTTCGTGCGCGTGCTGAGAGCGGAGCCGTCTCACCCTGGACGACCACGACGGACGCGGACGCAACCGTGTTGTTCAGTGGAGACCGGCAAGCCTACGACACGAGCGCCGTGTTCACGCGGATGTTCGGTCGCAAGGGCACATCCGTCACGAGCTCCCCATATACGGTGCTCGACGATGACAACGTGCTCGAGTGCGGATCCGGAGCCTCCGTGCTCAACCTCCCCGCGATCGGTGCCGCCTACCGCGGTCGCGAGATCATGGTTGTGAACTTCAGTGGTGGGAACGTGACACCAACGGCGAACGGAAGCGATACGATCAACGGCGGTGCCTCAATGACGGTCGCGACCGGGACGCACGTACACGTGCGGTTGCCAGAAACGGGGACGGATTGGAAAGCCTACTGAGGGGACTCGGCGTACTCCTCTGCCTCGGATGCACGGATCCAACGGGGATCCCGTGTCACCGGGAGACGTACCCGGCCACGGGCGTACTCCACGATGGAAGGGCCGTCGAAACGCAGGTCACCGTGGAGACTTGTGTGAGGATTGAGCGGTTGCCGTGATGATGCTCCAGGTGGGTGACGCGGTCTCCGCGCGTGATTGGATGGAGTCGATCCTGATCGGTGCGGCCGCCGCGGTGGTGGCGCTGCGCTACGGGAAGCAGTTGCTGACCGGCGGCGGCGAGAGCAAGAACGGATGGCGCGGCGAGACGA